ACAGGTTACCTGGTGATCATCTTATAGATATATGTAATCAAAAACGTTGGGATTTAAATTTATTTGCAGTAACTCAACCACAAGCAATATTTGATGAGTGGATGAAAACTATAGATCCTTTTGAGGATGAAAGTCCATACCCATTACGTATATCTCAAATAACAAGAGCTTGGGAGAAAATAGATAATGTAGGTAAGCATAACTACTTAACAAGACAAACTAATCCAAGATACAAAACAATGCTTGAACAAATGAAAGGAAATTAATGAATGGAATTATTACTGCTATTCGATTTGTTACTTATACTCTTGGTGGTTTAGCCATCAGGAAAGGTTGGAATTGGCTCAACACTGACGTGGATCCAATCCCTTTTACAAAAGAGTTTGATGAAGAATATGCTCAAACTAAAGCTAAATACATACGATTAACCAAAAAAAAGGAGGAATATGAAGCGTATAGAAAAAGTAGGCGAACAATTAGTTAAAGCCTTTACATTACCAATTAGGGTATGTGTAGGTATTTACAAATGTGTAGAAAAAGCAACTCCAGATACATTGGAGATGCCATTTGAAATTAAAAGAAAGGAGGAAAACAATGGAAACAGTAAAAGCACCAATTAACGAGAGAGTGGCTACTAAAGTAATGCCACTAACTAAATGGTTCGTAGAGCAATACTTTCAAACTTATGAGCTGATGTCATCAGATCCAAGGTTTAAAGCGTTACCACCATACAACCAAACATCTTGTATAGCTACTGTAATTATAGCAACTAACAATGCTTTAGATAAAAGCAGAGACGCTAGAAAATCTGCAGAAACATTACAAGATATTAGTAAAGCAACTGAAGAAAGGAAAGCTGTAAATGAGTAGTAGTAAAACACCTATAAGACAAGATGAGAAAGACTATCTTGATCATTTTATTGAAACAAAATATGACGATAGAAAGAATATTTTGAAAACAGAAATGCAAGATACCATTGATAAAGAAGCAGAAGAAAACTTCGAGGCATTTAAAGATAAGTTAAAGATTAATAAAATGCACGATGATGTCAGAGTTTTGTATGATGATCATGCAAAATTTGCTAACGAAATGGATTCTATTTTACTTCAGAAAAAAGCTAAATTAGACAATGCTATCCATGTGTTAGAAGATAAACTAGAGCAATGGAAGAAAGTCAGAAAATGGAAGAACGAAATAAGTAGTTCTTTGTTAAGAGAACCTGATGAGTTAGATAGGCTGCTTAAAAAGTTATGTCATGAAGAAACAGAACGTGACTATTATTCAGGCCCAAGAGGTAAAGCAATACAGATGTTAGATATGTCTAAAGAGTATTGTAAAAACTTGCTTAACGCAGGTCAATCTCTGTCTACTGTATGGGGTGTACTTGGTCAAGAAATGAGTAAGGAAAAGATTAATACTAATACTATTCCTAAGCCAGAGTTCTTATCAATTACTAAATAATAATAAACATGGTAAATGCCCGGTACTTTGTAACTGGGCATTAACCCAATAGAAAGGTAATTATGGTAGATGAAGCATTATACTTCTTTGAAAAAGATGTAGGTAAAAAAGTTTACGAAATGGAATATGAAATAACATATGCAACTAAATGGCAAATACTTGCTGAAGATAAAGATCAAGCATTTAAAATATGGTTAGAAAATCATAAAGTAGATATTGCAACAGAAGATGGCAAAGATGTAGTTTGTTCGTATGTTAAAGATTATACACAAATTGGCAGCACAAAAGAAATTGCTAAAATTAAACTAGATATAGATAACGATGAGGTAATAGCAGATGAATCTTAAAGAACAAACAGACTTACTCGACAAAGCAACTAATAAAGCTATCAAACAAGTAACTAAAGAACGTCAAGGTAAACGTAGAAACTTTATACTAGAGTGGTTTAGATACGTAGAATTAGTAAGCAAACAATTAACCAAATGGATAAACTAATGCACATAGATAGTTATAAAATATGGTCATACGATTATGATTATAAAAATGGTAAAAAAAGTAAAACAACTTCAATTAAACAACATTTAGTATCAGAAGAATGTATAGATAGTAAAAGTTTAATAAATTTATTATCAGATTTAGATACTGCTTGGCATAATCATTATAGCAAAAATATAAAAGTAGAAGTTACTTTTGAACCACATGAAGGAGAATAATATGGATAAAATGAAAGAAATGTTTGAACTAAGAAATGCAATAAGACATTTTTTAGAAAGTAAATTAGAAGCAAAAGTACAAGGTGCTGGTATGAGTATATCAGAACCTTCTTCTGCAGATATATCTTTTAAAATAGATAACACTAATTATGTATTAACAATAGACGAGGTATAAATGTATAAACTTATAATATGGAAAGCTATATGGACAGATTCAGGGCCAGAAACAGGCACAGATTCTTACATATTAAACTATAAACCAACGTTTCAAGATATGTATAAACATCTAAATACTGATATGATTGAAATAACCAAAGGATATGATAAAGATATATCAGACAAATCTTTTGATATGTATATAGATGAAGAAAGTAAACTAAAACCAGTGATAGTTAAAAACACAAAAGCTACAAAAGCATGGTATGATTGGCAAGAACGTACAAAAAGACAATGTTTGCCTGGCGATTTTATTGCAGGTCATGTAGCTATAATTAAAAAGGTAAATAATGACAGAAAAAGAAGCAATGAAGCTGCATGAGCTAATAGATGAGCTTAGAGCAAAACTAAAAAAGTCTTTACAAGAAATATTACAACTTCGTAAAGATTTAGATTTAGAACGTGAAGAACATCAACTTACACAATTAAGATACGAAAATGTTAAGAATGCTATTAACAAAGAAGTTGATAGATTAAACCAACGCAGACCAGATGTAGAAATACCTGCTGATGAAAAAGGAGTAAAATGACAGAACTAAAAGATGAACATTTAGAAACTATTTCTAATAATAGAGGTAAAAAATATGAAATAGATAAAATGGTAGAACAGTTATCTGATGCTAGAGAATCAGTAGCTGTGCTTGGAAATGCTATTGAATGTGGTTTTCTACATGATAAACATTCCTTGATTTTGCAAGAATGGATTGTAGAATATGAACAATTAATCGAACAGTTAGATACACATCTAACAGAAATGAGAACACATGGATGAACGAGCACTTAAAATGGTACTTGCTGCAAAGCAATTAGAAATAGATAAACTTAAACGTAAAATAAAGGAGATGGAAGATAATGATAATGCCAGACAGCGAGATTCTGAGATTAGAAAAACGTCAAAGAGGTCTACAAAGAGTAGCAACAGCAATTAACGATTTAAGTATTTATGGTATTTACCATACAAACTTTCCTAAGTTAATCCAAGTATTAGAACATGCTAAAGATCATGTTAAAGCTGAGATAACTGCAACACGTAAACGTATTGTAGAACACAGCATAGATAAAGTAGAAGAAGTATATACAGATCCATTAAAAACTGAAGCTCAGAAAGAATCTGAAAAAGTAAATGATATGTATACTACAAAAGGTATTTAAGAATTCTTGGTGGAGCATACTAATGGGATCCCCCTATCCAAGATAGAGCCAGATGGGAGACTGTCTGGCTTGTTAATTGGTTACGACAAAAGTGGTAAACGTATTAAATTTATACCAGCTTAATATAAAGTTTTATTAAATAATAACAAAGCCAATTAAATTTTAGTCATCTTTACAATCCAAGATGTAGGAATATTAGTACGATCTCCATAAGTATAAGATCCATCTTCTTCAATGTATGCTGCAAACAATTTAATAGAATGTTTGTCTTTAGAGAACAGCCAACCTTCGTTAACAGGATTAGCTAATTTCATATTAGTAAATTCTTTTTTCTCAGCCCAACCTGAATCACTTACACAGTCAACCCACTCAACTCTGTATTTGTCATAAGGTAAAGTATGAGAATCTTTAGAGAAAGATATTTTCTTTTTAGTGTAACGTTTTTTTGTCATCTACAGCCCATATAAAAGTTGAATGATCATTTTCTTCTAATGCATCCATAATGTTAGAAGGTACATCATGACCTTCTTCATCAAATACTAACTGTAAGTATGTACTGTAAATAATTGCAAGAGCCATTGCGTCTGCAGCTCTAACTGACATTTTAGGATTTTGACCTTTAATAAAATCACCAATAGCTTCTGGCTTTACATTAGTAAGAAATGTCTCTGAATAAGGTTGTTTGCTTTTTGGAAACTTTAAAATCTTAGTCATATTTACGTACCTCTGGCGAGGATATCTCTGATAGTTATTTGGGTTGCATTAAAAAATCAATGTTATTTTGCATCTTAGGTACAAGTTCATCGTACACAGTACGCCATAACATAGAATCATCATAAAAAAAGTTCTTATTTTTCCACATATTGTGGTAATGGTCATAAAATCTACGACATATTTCGATAGCATCTATGTCTAATTTAATCCAAAAATCTTTTTCACTCATACCATTTGTATGTAATTGATGATGATGAGGAAAACATAAAGGTACAGTATATTGATCTCCAACTTTTTGTGAGAAACCTCTAGGCATAGCAAAAGTAATATGATGAGCTTGACATCTCGTGTCTTGGCAAAGTATGCAAGGATTAGATGCTACCCACTTTAGGTACTCTTTGTCTTTGATTCTTTGTGCCTTGTCCTCTGATAGTATTGTGCACTTTTTTGTAGCCATAATAAATTGCTAAACTTGATAGTCCTTCATGTACGTTGTTAGATGCTCTGCGTTCTGACATACTTAACATATGTGCTATCTCAATGATACCAAAATTATAATGACAAAACAACTTCATAATATTAGAAAGTCTTTTGCCTATTTCATCATCAACATCTTTGACTGCTAGTGCAGCTCCAAGAGATGATGTAATAAAGTCTGTGCTAGAACCATCAATACGTTCTTTAAGAACATTGCCAGTTCCACCACCTTGAAGTTCACACATAAGACGATACCTAGATCCAGCTTCATATTCTTCAATAGATATGAGCTTTCTATGAAACATATACATTAAACGAGACTCACGTATATTTAACCATACTTTACGTTTGTCTAAAATTGTAGATATTAACTCAGGTTTTTCTATCTGACGCATAAGATACTTTATAATTTTCTATTGCATTATCAACAAAAGATCTAAATTTTTTGTTTTTATTATATAAATTATTTAATCTATAAACTCTGTTTTTATTACAATTATGCAAACGAGCAATAGTGCTCTTACACCCATACACTTGTGTAGGGTGCAATAGCCAAGAAAGTAAAATACATAAATTATATATTTTATATTCGTTACTATTACCAACAGTTCTTTTACCTTTTAATATATCTAATGATACATTATAAGATGAACTACAATACTTTTGAATATTATTAACCATAAGGAGAAAAACATGAACATTGAATATAGACATAGTGCTTCAAAAACTAATAGTTTTATTGACAGTCCACCCTATTGGATTATCAATAACTTGTATGATTTTGAATCCAAAGCAAATGCCAGAATGATAATGGGCAGTACTGCTGAAGCTGCAGCAGAACATGCTTTGCAAAACCAAATCACTGATGAAGAAGCTATCATAGATTACGCAAAAAATGAATACCTAAAACTAGAAGGTGATGAGTCAGATGACGAATGCCTTTGGTCTGGTATTATTGCTAATCAGTTTGTTAAAGAACTACCACAATTTGGTAAAATTGTTTCTTATCAGAATGAAAAGCAAATACCTGGTGACAAATATGGCTTAAAATATGATGTTATAGGTAAAACTGACTTTGAGTTTAAAGATGTAATCATAGATACTAAAGCTACTGCTTACATTAAAAGACTTAAATCTGGTGCTATTGATAGCAGATGGTACCCAAAAGACGCTGATTTGCGTCAACAAGCCCTCTACAAAGACCTTTTCAATAAACCGACTGCTTTGCTATATTGTTCTTACAAAGACGTTTACAGCGTGGATATGGAAGGCAGAGAGGGTCATTTAGAGACCATTATACAAGCTATGAAACATATAGAACATATCTTGGATATTGCTAAAACAAAAGAGGACATAGTTAAAATGTTTCCATTAACTATGGATAACTTTAGATGGGGTAAATCAGATAATGAACCATCTAGAATATATGCAAAAAACGTTTGGCAAAATGCTTTTAAATAGGCTATAACAACTAATGCAAAAATTTGGAAATATAATAAAACAAATAAATAGGAGAACAAATATGGAACATGAAACATTTGAATGCTCATTTAAAAAAGCATTCGAGAAAGATGATGGTCAAGTTACTGTCTACGTTACCAAAGACGATGGTAGTGATATGACTATATATGGTGAGGCTTTAGGCTCATCAAGATGGCCGAAGGGAGCAAGACTTAAAATTGATGCACAGCCAGTAAGAACAAGTAAAACTGGTAAACAATATCAAACTGCAAGTAGAATAGAATGCTTAAGTGAAGTATCAGATAATTCTGGTGCTGCACCAAGTATGGTTAGTGCTACTGGAGTTCAATCAGTTAGAAATGTTGTTGATCAATTTTCAGAAAAATACAGATTGACTATGAGTAATCTTATAGGTTCTTATATGTCAGGTGGCAAAATACCAACTGAATCAGAGTTTCAACAAATTGATAATCTGGTAAGAAAAGTATTAGATGCAAAAGCTAATAGTGTAGAAGAAATACTATCAGACGATCCACCATTTTAACAGTTTCTTATCTCCCTCGAGTTAGAAAGCTAGGCATTGCTACAGATTAAGGTTCTTCTCTGTAGTAGTGCCTTTTTACTTTAAGGACTTTATGAAAATAATATTTATGTTTTTGTATTTAGTTAATGGACAAGTAGAACGTATACCAGTAACTTTATATGAAGGTCAAAATTGTGATGACAAATTTATGGAAATAGTAAAAGTTAATAAAGAAAAAACTAGAGTGTTATATAAAAATACTATAGTCTGGGCACACTATTGCAAATCAAAAAAAGGAGAATGGATCCAATGATTACAGAACAAAGATTAGAAAAAGCGTTAGCATTTTTATCTGAAACAGATGAAAGTAATGCAGAAGCTAATGCTAATGTTAAGTATCTTGATAGATTACTTAAACGTAAAAAAGCATTACATATAACTGGTAACACAGAAGATAAAAGTATATCTGCTAAAGAACAATCTTACTATGCAAGTGATACATATAAATCTGCAATAGATGAATTGTTTCAAGCAGAAGTTAAATCATCAACATTAGAAAACAAACGTGATAAAGAAGGTCTTATTATAGATCTATTTAGAACACTAGAAGCAAGTAGACGTAAAAATAATATATGATTTATAAGTTTAAAAAATGGGTAATACTCCCTGCTTATACAGAAGTATTTATTAATGCAACGTCAGACGAAGAAGCATTAAAGATATTAAATGCTATAGATCCTACAACTTTAAACTGGCAAGAAGCTGACTCAATAGAGCAGCGAATGACATATGAAGTTTTAGATGAAAAATCCTGAGAGATATTTGTTTAGAGCAATAATTAGTCAAGCAATACATGACGCTATGTACGATGGTTTAGACAAATATTATCTTATAGATAAACGTAATGCTATTGATTGGCTTATAGGTAATTCAGTAGACTTTAGAACTATATGTCATTATGCAGAAATAGATCCTGAAATGGCTTGTAAAAAGTTTACTGCTGCTATGAAGTTAGATCTATATACATTAAGAGAAGATCAACATAAAGTGTTGAGCAAACCAAGAAAAAAATATAAACATAAAGGTAAATTTAGGTTAACATTTAATGAGCAAAGTTTGGAACAAACAGATTAAAGGTAGTCATTACCAAAAATATAAAATTCAACCAAGTAAATTTGTAGTAGAAAATAAACTTTTATTTCCTGAAGGATGTGCAATTAAATATATAATTAGGCACCAGGACAAAGGTGGTAAAGATGATTTGCTTAAAGCAATACACTTTATTGAAATGATTATAGAGAGAGATTATAATTAATTTAGTATAAGTTTTTTAATACTTTTACTACCATCAATATTAGACTCAAGCTCAGCCATAGACTTTATGCATTGATAAACTATGTTATTATTTTTATTACTACGCATAGCAATTCTTTTACCTTTAAGACAATCAGACATAGACACTTGTATTCTATGTTCTTTAATTTCTCCATTTACTATCATAAGTAAAGCTACAATTAATTCCATTAATGAGCTCCATTACCATTAGCTCTTACTTTATCTTTAAGATGTTCAATATCTTCTAATGCTTTATCTAATTGTGTTTTAAGAAATTCAATATTAACTTTGTTAGTCATATTCATTTCTTGAGTAGACTGTAATTTTTCTACAGTTTTATAAAGATCTTCTAATAAAAAATGTTGTTCTTGGTCAGTAGGTACTTGTTCAGATTTTTTAAGTAAATCATTTTCAAATAGTTCTCTTGAAGTTTCTAATGATGTAAGTCTAGCAGTAACTTCTGTGTATGCAAATACACCCATAGCAACTGCTGCTATAATCATAACCATATTACGAATTGGCATACTTACAGATGTATTTTCACTAATTTTCATTTAGCAATCTTTCCTTTATTAATACCTTTTTTGATAACGTATTCTCTAGTACCATACGCATTAGTTTCTACTTCTTTTTTAAGCTGCTTAAACAGCTCCATTTCTTTTTCTTTGTATTCTATTTTCTTTGTGTGTTGTTCTAGTAATTTTGTGTCTCTCATCTTTAAACCTATTGTTTTTTTCCCAAAAAGGTAACATATGTCCTGAATTTTTATAACATTTAATACAAGAGTATTCGTTATCTTTTAATGATATAAAGGCTTCAGTCATGCTAATATCTTTATTACACCACTTACACTCACCTCTTACTTCGGTCACTTTGGTTTACGCATAATGTCTGCACCTTTTAGACCATAAATAGCACTAACGACTCCTATGAATATAGCTTGATACCAGTAGGGCAGTTGTTTAAAATATTCAAAAAATATATCTAATCTATTACGAATCTCAGGATCGTCAGTGAACACAGAATACCCCAATATAAGGATAGGAATAGATATAAGCACAAGGACAAACTCATCCTTCCAGCCTTTATCATTACTCTCAATAACTTTCGCTTTATATTCAATTTCACCTGTACTCATTTTTTCAGCATGTCTCATTTGAGCATCTGACATTAATTGTTTTGTTCTTTGTTTGTTCTGGTATATATGACTAGCAGTCTTTACACCCATAGATAATAAATTAAACCACATTATTTAATACCTTTCTTTTTTTGTTTTGTTCTTAATATGTTGACACGTTTATGCCAACACCAAGTACTAATTTTAGATGCGTATTTTTCTACGAAGCTGTAGAATTTGTCGGTAAACCTTCCCATGCTTTGTACATTCCCTCTACTAACAACTCATCATCGTATGGTTGCATACCATTTTCCATTTGTATAATTGCTTTTACTAATGGTAAATAATCTTCAATAGTGTTGTTTAGTTCGTCAGTAGGATTTACTCCAAGTTTTCTGCAAACAAATGCAATGTAAGCATCTGTATCATTTTCACTTGGTGGAGCCCATCTTTCAATGATACTCTCTACTGTAAATCTTTTATGATGAAATCTGTATGTTAAAAGTATTTTAACTAATGCTCTAATACCCCATACAGCTTCTTTAAATACACAAAAAACTGGATCAGATTGTTCATCTGCCAGTCCATCCCAGTCAGTACCTAATTTAATATTGCCTGGATTTTTATTTCTTATACCTCTAGGTAATTTTTCTGTTCCATCTGCCATGTTTATCTAAAACCATTGGGATTAATATTGGTAATCCATCAATGATAACTCCTGTTCCTATTACTGGTCTAGACTTCTGTAATTTATTATATTCAAAAGCTAAACTTTTCATGTTAATTAAACATCCAACTTGCATACCCCAAAGTAGTTCATTAGGATTGCTCCAATAATCTATTTTGAATGATGTGTGATAGTGTCCTTGGACAGTACACATACCATATTGCTGTGCAACTTTAAGTACGTCTTTATATTTACCATGACAGAAGTAAATTTTTTGACCATTAGATGCTTTAATAACCAAATCTTCATGCCACGTCCAACCTTTGCCTACTCCAAGCATATGATTATATGACTTAAAGATTTCATGAGGTAAACCATGTTTAGTAGCTTTTCTAAAAACTAAACTACCATGATTAGAATCCATTATGTATTGCTTAGGAAATAATTGTTCTAATTCTTTAAAGAACCTCTTAGCAACTACAAGCTCATGACTTGGCGAGTATAAACCAGGATGTGAATCGTGGAAAGATATACTGTGCCAATCCATTTCATCACCTATGTTTACTACACAATCAGGCTTATATTTTTCCTTGATTGCACTTAAAAAGTCAAGTGTATCTATATGATGATATGGTGCGTGTTGATCACTTATAACAAGTATTGATTTGCGAAGCATATTATACCTTTTACAAGTATTTGGCGAATATGTCTAGCAAACTAGGTACAACTTTATGCTAGTATTTTTGATACTTCATATTGTTTGCAAATAAACCTTAAATAAATTTCGTGTTCATTTACATCTTGTGGACCAATTTCTTGTAATTTCTTTAATGATTCTTCATATCCTGCTTCCATACATTTATACATATTATCGTATTGTGTTGGCATGGGATATGGTGCCATACATTCACCTGCAACGTATGAACACATAAGCATCAATAAAGTAAATTTCATTATAAATTTTTAGTTAACAAATATAAAAATTGTCCTAATAAACCTAAACCAATAGCTGATATAATATATATAATTCTATCTATATCTTTTTGCATATGAGCTAAATGATTGTTTTCTAAAGTATCTAATTTTTGATCAATAAGATCTATTCTGTTATGTACTTTTAAAATTTCTTCTTTGTTTTCTGTATGTCTACTCATTAGAATAATGTTTCGTAAGGAGACCTTACTAACCCTTTCGTTTTGTATTGTGTATATCTAGGCCCTTGGTATCTAGGGTGACCTAATTGCCCTAGTACAAAATCAACAGAAGTGTCTGCTGCTAAGTCTAAAGATAGACCATCTTTTAGCAAACCTTGTTCTATTGAAGCTGTTGCTTGTTGCAGCCAAATAGGTAAAAATCTTTTACCAACATGACCTCCTATAGATAAACCTTTCTCAATAGCATCATCATCTTTTTTAGTGATGTTTGGACTCCATTTAGTAGTCAAGTATTTTTTATTAGTTAATACTTCTATTGTTGTTCTTGGTAAAGACCCAATCTTTTTAAGACCTGTAGATTGTGGATCTGTTATCCAATGGAAAGGTTCCATCAATTGTTTAGAGAAAGTTAATACTTGACCATTCCCTAAGTCAATTCTAGTTGGATCTGTGTTTTCTAATATAGAGTGACCACTAAATATATAGTTAAGTGCAGATCCTGCAGCTGCGTATGTAAGTGCAGCTCTTGCAAAATAGTATTGATACATTCTTCTAAGACCTTCATCGCTTTCAAAAGCTGGTAAAGACTTAGCAATAATTCTTATGTTAGATATTGTCCAATCAGGAGCAAATAATAACAATTGCATATATCCTCTAGATCCTGGACGTAATGTAGTTTGTGCTAATTGTTTAACCCAAGGTGTTCTTATTCTGTTCGCTACTTGTTCCCAGTTTTGTCCACCAAATGCATCATTAGTAAACTGTGCTGCTTTACTTGCTTTAGCATATATCTGACCTATTGTATCGCCAGGTTGAATGACTAAAGTGTTTGGTACACCTTTTAATTTAGGTGAATCTAATACTTGTAAAAATGTATGTAGTTTAGCTGCAGTAAATACTCTATCCCATGTAATTCTATCAAACCATCTAAATACTTTTTCTGCTTGTCCACCAGAAGAAATACCAAAATGATTTTTTAAGAAAGTATCTATACCTCTTAAGTTATAATAGAATCTATCAAAACCTATATCTTCAGGAGTAGTAATTTGTAAACCAGAACCTTGTGCAAATCTTGCTACATCAGTATAACCAGCTGCTTTTAATTGTTCTATTGCAGTTGGAAATTCTGTAATAGTTTTATTAGGATTATTAATCATCTCTAATAATTCAGGTTTTTTTCTAGGATCTAAAGTTTTTTTAATAAAATTAAGTTTGTTACCTGCAAATAACATACTTTCTACTAGAGCACCTGCATGAAAAAAAGAAAATCCAACAGCTAATCTTTTCATCATAAGGTTAGTTGTAAACAATGCACCCATAAATGCTTGTTCTTCAGTAGCATCAAACACCATACGTAATGATCTATGCATACCTTTATGAACAAATACAGCTCCTTTACCTTCAAAGTAAGGATGTATAAATTCATCGTAGTCTCTCATGTCTACATTATTTTTTACAGATCTAAACATAAGAGCTTTGTTATTAACTTTATGTTTTTCCAAATGTGTAATTAAAGATCTAGTAGCTAATGCTTTAGACGCAGCAAAACCATATACTCTAACTAATTCTGCAGGATCATCCATACCAGGACGTATTTTATATTTTTTAACTAAACCTGCGTTTATATCTGCAAATACACCACGTCTATTAAATTGAAATCTACCTGATGGCCCAGCTACTTGTTTATCAAACTCAGATGAAAATCTAAATGGTTGCTGTTTATGATTATAATGATCCCACATTAAAGGTAAGTAGTTAGCTCTTTGATTCATAAACAACTGACTACCTTCTTCACCAAGAATTTTATTATAATCTTTAAATATTTTTTCTACAGTTTTAGCAACTTCTAGTTCTTTAGCTGTAAGTTTACTTGCTGGTATAGCACCTAACTTTGGATTAAATTCAAATGTATCAGGATCTACACTAGCTTTAGTAATGTAATAAAATACTTTACGTCTAGAATCTATAGCATCTGGTAATGCTTCTTTAATTTTATTAGATAAGTTTTGAGCTGCAGTATTTATTTTAACTGTACCAAACTTCATAGCATCTAATGCTGATTCACCAGCTAATGCTATTTCATTATCTACTTTACCAAAATTTCTACCTAGTATTTTAGCTGCACCATATAAGGCTGCACCTGCTCCAAATCCTTTAGCTGTTGCTACAAGTTTTTCATCATCTGCTGTAAGAAATTGTGCTGCTCCTACAACTCCACCGATTGCACTAGCTTTAACTGCAGTATTAACTGCCATATCCCAACCAGTTTCAATAGCTGGTCTCATTGCTGATGTAATTTCTGCTGCTACTGCATTAAATTTAACTGGATCTTCTAAATCTTTAACTTCTTTTTTTAATTCTTTTAATAAATCATCTACACTTTTGTAGCTACCATTTTCTGTTTTTTCTATTAATCTTTTTGGATCTACACCATTGTCTTTTAATACTTTAGTTGTAGCACTATCTGTTCTAATTTTAGGTATACTAAGAGCTCTACTTGCTGCAGCACTCATACCTGCAAATCCTACAGATATAACAGCTCCTGCTGTTGCACCTACAGTAGTCTCTATAGTTGTTCTTTTAGGATCTAATGTTCTATCTTCAGATCCTTGCCATACTGTAGAAAATACAAAGGGTGTTGCTAGTGTGGCAAACGCACCTACTTTTAAGTTAGCTACATTTTCTTGTTGAGCTAATTTTAATAACTTAGGTTTTTGCCTAGTCATAGTAAATGCTTTAGAGTATTTTAATCTTAAACTATTTACTACACCTCTACCTAATGCACTCCAACCCATAGGCATAAACAATAAATATGGATCTGCCATCATCATGTTTACAAGTTCAGCACCAAACATTTTAGGGTTAGCTTTCATCATATTCCCAACTTCTTTTAGGTCTATGTTCATTGGCCCTTCATCTAACAAATAACCAAAACGACTCATTATTCGTTCTGCTTCTTGGTAGAATTTACCACCACGTTTATCTGGATTGTTTCTTAAATAATCGTATGCTTCTTGAGCTTGTTTTTTTTTAGTGTTACCTGAGATCCATTGATACAATGATGCAGGTAATGATTCTTCTCTCCAAAGGTCTATTGGATTCTTTAAAGACTGAAAAAACCCAGGCGTACTATCTTTAATGGGTTCTTGTAATCCATCTCCGATATTACGTACTGGGTCTTTTATTTTAAATTCATTAAGATTGAAGTCATTAGCCATTTATCATTTCTTTTTTTTTTTGGCAATCATATCTAAATAGTTAGCATGTCTTTTAGAAATACGTCCTTGAGTAGGTACACCATAATAAAAATCTTTAGTGTCAAAACCCATGTTTCTCATTGCTTGAACATATTGACCTTGTTCTCCATCAAAACTAGTTAATGGTCTTTTAGTAGGAGCTGTTTTATTTTTAAATGGACTTGTTTTACTTTTTCCAGTTAATTTATCCATAGTTCCTATAAATACTTTTTCTGATTTAACATTCGCTGTTTTGTATGCTTTCATAGCACCTTTGTTTTTAGCTTTAAATACTGCAGGTTTAGATACTGGTTTAGTTTGTCTAATAGTTTTAATACCTGTAGCAGTTCTTGCTCTAGATCTTTTTAAACCTTTTTGTAATGTATTAAAAAATTTTTTATTAGCTGTTTTTAATGCTAAACTTTCTGCTGCCATATCACCTATAGCTCTTGATGACATTCCCATATATTCAGGTACATCTCCAAGTATAGCTCTTTGTGATGCTTTAACTTTTTCAGCATCTAATACTTTAACAAAAGTACTAGCAGATTTTTGTGCAGGTAGTTTTTGAGTACCTTTAAACTTTTTACTGTATCCTCTAAGTATTATTTTTTTAATCATATTTATCCTTCAAAATATTCTGGGAATCTATTTCTAAGAATCTTTTCAGCTCTTTGTCTAGAGACCTTTTGTAGTTGTGGGTTAGATGCTAATAACATAGCATAAATCTGTGAGTCATCATTAGATAGTACATTACCATCTGATGTAGGTATTACAATTTCAGGCCCTGCTTCTCCAACAACATAAGGTTTACCAGCTTGTACTGGGCCACCATGTTCTCTAAATCCAAGACCTGTACTACCAGCATCTTTAGTATCAATTTTAGTTCTAAATATATTAAAGTTAGAAAGAAATCCTGATTCTTTACCTTTTTTCTTAGTTTTTAATAAACCTTTCTGTCTCATTTCGTTTATAGTTGCTTCCATAAACCTTTCATCTTTAATTACTTTTTTACCTTTTTTTTCTAATTCAGATGCTCTTTTATTATTATATTGAGCTACATCACTAAGCATTCTTCTATAGTCAGCTGAATTAGTTTCACCATAAAAAATGTCTTTCATTTTATCAAAAAAACCAGTTCCACCTATTTTTTTAGATTGTAAAAATGATTCTACTTGACCTATTTCTGCTTCACTTGCAGGGCCAATAATAGATCCTCTAGCTTTAATTCTGTCTTTAAATTCTGATGATATTTTTGCAGATGTAATGAAGTTATCTAATATACCTTGGTTAATAGTTTTACCATTAGCTGATGATTGCATTAATGCTAATCCTAATGTAAATGCAGGGTTAGACATAAGTCCTTCAAAACCACCTTTATCTTTCCAATTTTCTTTAGCAGTATCAAAATCAATACCCATAATTTTTTCTAATGTACCAACATCTTTTTCACCTAATGGGCTAGTTTTTTCTTGCATAGCTGCTACAAGTTTTGGATCTACTTTGCCTTCTCCATAACCTGCCATAAATTTTTCTTTATCTTTTTTAGATATAGCATTTAAGTTTCCTTCACTTGGAAACATTTTATCAAACATTTCATTACCTGTTTTAACACTAGCTTTTATACCTTTGTCAAATAATTCAATACCTTTGTCTAAACCTTTATTTATATCTTGATCCATTTGAGATCCTTTAAATCCAGGTCTTTCTGTTTGTCCAATAGTTGGAGAACTTACTAATTTATCTTCGCCTAATGCGTAATCTTTTACTTGATCTACAGTAGTATTTTTTACTTCATCAAATTTTTTACCAGCATAATCAATACCTCTATCATAAAGACCATCACCACCTAAAACACCACCAGATCTAGTGCCCATGTCTTTTCCAGCAACAATATCTTTTTTACCTAATAGACCAGTTTCTGCTTGATCATAATATGAACCAAGTGTTTTTTTCCAATCTTCAAATATGCTATATGTATTACTCATTATAATATTCCTCTATCTAAACTTTTTGTTTTAAGCCAATCATAATATGGACTGTCACTAACAGCTAACATACCCATTGGCCCTCTATTATTTAATGTTTGTGATACTGCATTTTTAGCAGCAGCATATTCTGTTGCTAAATCAAAACCACCACTTGTACTAGTATTTCCTAAATTATTAAACCAATTAGCTGCAGGAGAATTACTTGGTTTAGCAATACCTGATACAATATATGGAGCTTCAGGTGCAATGTTTCTCATAATTTCTCTATCTTGTCTTGATACTTGTGTTCCACCTGTTCCACCAAAACTTCCTAATAGTCCACCAGAATCTGAACCTGGCCCTGCATATTTAAAAGTTCCATAATCAGATCTTAAATACTCATTAATGTTTCTACCACTAGCTGCTAAAAATCTTAATGTAGGAGATTTAGACATTGTAGGACTTTGCATTCCTACATTATCCCAATGTTCTTTAAATGTTAAATTAACAGTACCTTTTCCTGCTCTACCATATGGTTCATATCTTTCGTTTTCTGTACCATAATATTCATTAAGATCTTTATTAAATTTATCATATTCTTCTTTTGACATTTTAGTGTCAATTTGATTATTTTTTGCTAAATTTTTATTAAGATCTCTTATGTCTTTTTGTGTTTGATTATAATGATCTCTATCAGGTTCATCATATTCATCATCTGAATTTACATTACCTCCTGCAATACCTACTGTAGAAGTATCTGGTGTAGTATCATTAGCAGCCCATCCTGCATCTGAACCTTCATATCCTGAAGTTGATCCAGTTTTAGATTCTGAATGTGTACTTATACCTTTTTCATTTGAGTATGCAGCTTCCATTCCAGAAACTTGCATATCATTTCCACCACCTCCATCTGAAGAAGATCCACCTCCACCTGACATAGTTTATCCTTATATAATTATTGCAACAATTAAAATAACAACAGCTACTGCTATTGCTTTTTTATGTTCTTTTACAAAATGTGGTATATGT